GTAGCCAGGAAAAGCGGGGCTTTTCAGCTTAAAAACCTAGAAGCCGCCCGAATCTTAATTCATACACACACTGCAGACAATGCTGTGCAATGAGAGAATAGCGCAAGCGCTTTAATCGACAGCATTTAAACGTTAGACAGACTCCTTCTTTTCAGTCGGCGTGGACTAACCATAGCTGCAGATATAAGTACATTGTTACACAAAACTCACACTCCACAGCAAACTAACACACAAGCTCAGATACGAATGTAAACAAATACACACATAAACGGGCACACATACATACACACACAATCAAACTCCCTTGGAAAATGATGACGCTGGGTTACAAAACACCCATCGACATGCAATACAATTGCATTCACTAAATGAATCAAAATCTAAGCCCCTATCTTCCGACCAGTCAAGCTCGGTGTAGGAGGCTGCTGCACTTTTAAACGTCTTGGACGTCTAATAGTTCGAGTTGAAGAGTCACTTTTATCACTTTCACTGACATAAGTGTCGTCTACAAACTCGTGCTTTTCTTCAGCAACAGCACGAGGAGTTGGAGGAGATATTAAAGTACTAATCATTCTTTCTAGACGACCTAATCGATCTTCCAGAAGATATTGATCTTCCTCTTTTATCTCCTTAATTCGTCTAACTAAAGTCAAACCACTGCTAACTTGCGAAATTTGAATATCCGCAGTTGCAGCAGTCATACCAGTTAACCCACCAATAGTAACAGTATTAGCTGCTGCTGTACCTGCTGCGCTTACATCAACATATCCTGTGATGAAACCACGCGTAGTACTAAAGCCAGATAACAACCCCGAAGTGTTATCTGCAAGCAATGCAACTGCTGTTATATTAGCTCCTAGAGTGAACGTAGGAACTGCAGCTATATTAGCTGCTGTGTTGGTCCAAAGACCTGTTAACTGAAAACGACCAGCTACTGGGATGGTAAAAGTTGTTGTGGTTGCAACAACATTAATATTACCACCAGCTTTGACCACACCTCCTGTTGTTCCAAGAGGGGCTGCGGCAGTTCCAGTAGTTGCAGCAGATTCCTGCACATGAGCAGCGAGTAGATTCACACCCGAAGGTACCTGCTGTTTTGGACGAATCATGGTAAAAGAATAGGTAACGTAAAGCTCTCCAATTTCAGAAGTAGCATCAGCGTTACCTTGGGTTGCCAATTGGAATACACCAAGGTCAAAGAATTTTCCTGCTTCACCAGCAGGCGCTATAGTGTTGGCAGCACTATTAACGTAATAGGCCTTCTCAGGCATGTCACTTAGAGCATGATCTCCTAGTAACACATCGTGTACAATCTCACAATAAGGAGCTCCACGATCACTATTAAAATAATTCTCCATTTGACCATCAGATGAGAAGTTAGCATTATTTGAGTTATATTCTGTAGCCATCAGAACTTTACCCGCACTAACAACGGTTCCACTAGCAGCATAAGCTTCAGTCTCATAAGAGAAAACCAAGGTATTAACTCGGTACTGTTCATATGTAGCTGCAATCTGGGAAAATATCGGAAACAACACCGTATTACCTGGATTGAGGAATAGAGCGGCATTAATAGTCAAGCTCGATCCTGTAGATCCGATGACATTCTTCACTTTCTCTCTACGAACTGCAAAGGTGTCTTCAATCACTGATCCATTATGAATAGTTTTCATAATAGAGATTCCATCGGTGACAGTTTTCATCTGTCCCCCAAAGCGCATTGCGGTATAGGCTGCAGCACCACCTGCCCGTCTCTGTCGACGAGGTCGTGGGCCAAAACCAAGACCGGCTCCTGAAGTAGCGGCAAGCCGCCGTTCAAGTTTTCTGAGCCTTCTTTTACCACCTTTTGATTGGGTTTGAGCGGGTTTTCTCCCGGTTGGTAGTCCATTTGACCTTCCAACAGCTGCTCGCTTAGCAGCTCTCTTTGCCTTTCGGCGTGCTTTTTGGGCTGGAGTTTTTGGCATATAGACAAAAACAGCAAGCTAGAAAAAGAGTAAATTACGATACGTGTTAAGAAATGAATGGTTAAGTACAGAAAGATTTAAACGGACCTTTTCTCGGTCTGTTTAGTTTCATATATACAATAGATCGAATATACTAAAATATTCTGAGCTCCCCTCTTTACCTGAGTAGAGCGCCTCTATCCAATCATCTGATTTCCAAACAGCCATGATTTCCTTCATGGAAACCGTATTTTCTCCTATTTCAACTACACCATGCATTTGATTAGCATGATGCTCCATAAGAAACTCAGTATAACCGCGCAAAATATCTCGCACTTCTTTGTTATAATAAGAATCTAGCCTCAAAGCATAGGCTCGCAACAGATGAAATCTAACATCATCAATGTCCGAACCAAAAAGTAATGAGCACAATACTCGTTCTGTTTCTGGAACAGGGAACCACATACGATCCTTTTCACTATAGTGGAAGCCATTTGAAAGAAATGACACATCACCAAGCTTACGAGGATTATAATCTGGCGTTTTAGTAGTTACTCCAATGGAAGTCCAAACACGAGAGATATTGGTAGGATGAAACCAACCAACCACATTCTCGCTGCATGTATAGGTATTATCATCACCATATAATGCCGCTTCAACATTAGCAATAAACTGCCAATAATCTAAATACTCATGGGATTCTAGTTCTTTACATAGAACTATCCATGCATAAGCAAATAGTCGAAATAATATCATTGTATTATCAACAACGGTATTACTCGAACCAGATGGATTTCCTGTGTGTTTCCGGATTAACTCTCCGGTGTCCATAACAATTACGGACCGAACAATCGTGTCGTAAATGGCGCATAATCGCAACCAATTAGCATCTGTCTGTTCTTCCACCTTCAGAAACGACCAACGAATATCTCGCTGACCATATAGTGCTTTAGCAAATAAGCTACTATCATACTCGCTCTCGTCGAGCTCAAACGCATGAGGAAGTCTACTTAATCGCTTATACACAGAATCCCAACCCGAGAGAAATTTTGACATCCCTACACATGAAAATGACTCATTTGCGGATTTATAAAATCTATTGTTAGCATCCAGACAAAGTCTGTTCGTAGCAACACTCAACTCAAACGGACATGCCGTAAAAGTACGCAAAGAGTTTTTCGCCAATTTATCAATATGGCGCATCTCCATTTTCTGGGAACATGTCCAAATGGGTACAATATTATCTAAATTATCGGATCCAATCAGATCCCAATACCCGTCAAGAACACCACTAGCCTGCTCGTCCTTCAGCATCTCATTCTTCGTAAAGAACTCTCTGCTCCAAGGATAGCCAGCACTCGTAGTTTTAGTCATCTCGACAAGCACATCATCTTTAGGTAACACACATGACCCTGACATCCATTTCATAAAATGGTTTTTAGTCCACTCTCCTGCTAGTATCCATGCGCCATCATCCAAAAGGGGCTGCCCTTTGTCATATTTAGCTGCACTAATATACTCAGCATCTATATTTGAAAATGTCTTTCTATACTGACTAGGTAACTTAATACTCTTCAACTTTAGAAAGTCATAGAAGGTTCTATTAACTATCTCACGAGAGGAGTTTTTAGCAAACCGTTCAACCTGACCCACATATTCCACATTTCCTTTATTAAAGTACTTATGAAACCGAGTACTCGGTGATTGGTCCCCCACATATCCACGCGACTTGAAAATTGCGCTCTTGATATATTGATTATACCAGGCAGTCCAAATTCCAAACTCCGGGACGGGGGCAACTAAAAATCCTGACCTCGTTGACAATTATTAGCTCGTGCAGATGTTGAAGCCAATATAGGAATAAACCCATTGGTTACACCATTCGTGTTATTATGAAAACCAATAACATGCCCATGTACGTTTACCACGGGAGCTGCACAATTACCGGGAACAGAACTATAATTAGATCTTGCTCCAGCCGTATCTGGTTTCCCATCAACTGAAGTATTCATCTCAACTATATGTCCTGAACTCAATCGATATTGACCTGTCATATAATCCTCCAACGAATCAAAGGCTGCAAAATGACATATTTCGCCAACTTTAGCTCTTGATGCTCTCATACTTGGAACATTCTTAAAAGCCTCAGCAGTTCGAAAAAATCGAATATCATTACCAATAATTTCACTATCCTTCTTTAAATCAAAAATAGCTTTCTCATTACCAAAATGAAGTTGCACTGATTGACCACCATTTTCAAATAGATGACCACAAACAACAGCACCACCCCATATTCTAGTTGCATTCATAACATTTCTGCTTGTACCATTATCAACGATTGCATAGCCTATTGAAGCTACAACATCCTTCGGAGCAAATCGTGGATTATCTTTCCACAATGCTTCTTTCGAAGGAAGCAATCGAGACCCACCTTTAGCAATCTTCGCGGCCTTGCGCATAGCGCGGCTCATGCGTCGAGCTTTCTCGGCAGCAGTAACAGCAGGATGATATTTGCCGCATCGTCTATTACACGATGCATCACTGCATTTCACTTCCTTAACGTCTTTTTTGACTTTCTGCTCCTTCGTCTTCTTAGTTTCAGAATCAGAATTCTTACTTTTAAGAGTTACGGGTTTGCACTCGGAAAAATGAACACAATGGTGACCTCCACAGAAGGCATTACATGGACGCTTAACATCCGTCTTTGCCTTACTAGGACAGTCACTAGCATGAATACATCCAGAACAAATATCTTTTCCTTCAGCTTTTGATTGACCTTTACCAATCAAACCACCAAAATCACGAGATATTCCTGAAGAACCAGCACCAGCATCACGCCAATCTGGTTCATCAGAAGCAACAGCGGCCCTACGACCATATCTGTTGCGGAGATTCCCTTCTTCATCAAACATAAAATCTGACGGATTGAGGACATCTCCTGTTGACTTATCATAATAAATCCATTTCTTAGATTTACGATCCTTACGTGCCAAGCTAGTCTTTTCCTTAACTTCACTTGATTTAACGGTCTTTTTCTCTTTTCGAGAACGTTTACGTTTTGGTTGCTCACCAAAAACATAACGAACGACTAAAATCATAAATGCTAATAACACAATTATTACAATAGGCATCAACCATGGTTTGTTAACAGTAGCCTGTTTAAGACTATTGAGACGAATCATATCTTCTTGTTTGGTCCAATACTTCCTCAATTGTTCAAATGCCGTTTCAGGGGCAGAACTTATAATTGGTTGAGCAACTGGTTGTCTAACAACTCCGCACATACAACACTGTTTATATGAATCCGGATTGACTGCCTTACAGCCATGACATTGTTGAGTTCCAGCTTTAATGAAACAAATATGATTACTGCCAGCTTTGTGCATAATCGCACATTTAGAACAAGCTACACGCCCATCTTCACTAACAGCACAAGAAGCTCCTTGTTTTTGCTCAGGAGCATCCTTAGATTCGATTTCGTCACAAACCGAAAGTACATCATTAACTACATTTGTACCAACAAAAGGGGAATCTGATTTCACACCCCCTGCCAGTTTAGAAAAGAAATTAAACATTCCTAAAGCATCACGTATCATTGCAATCCAACTTTTAAGATCTTTCCATAAACTCTTGGAAGCATCTGGACCTTCTCTGAACATTACAGGAAGAGCTGCCAGAAGCGCCGCACAATCAAGATATCGAATAGGATCTACC